CTGGAGGTTACCTCCGGTCCGGCAGACCCCGTCCGGGGTCTGGGCTGCCTGAGCGCTCCAGACTTGCGTCTGAGTTCGAGCGCAGACTGAGTGAGCGAGTACGAGTAGACGCACGTTCCGACCCCCCTGTAATGTCTAGCTGCATTCGAAACCAAGCCTCGGCAACGGCTTGGCTTCTCAGAACTGCAGTGGGGGCGCCGGTCGTGCATCACGTTCGAGTAATCGCTGAACTCGGGATGAAGGCACGTGTCATTACCATACCTCCGGCAGCAGTCTTTGCCCAAGGCGACCTGGTTAGACAGGTCGTATGGCCTAAGGTTCTCGAGCGCCTTGTCCCTGTCCGTCCGTATGCTCCGCATACGGAGGATGAGGTTCTTGCTCGGGTTCTTAGTAGAGGAGTTGGTAAGGAAGCCTTGGACCCCCAGTGTCGATCTTTCTTCGACAAGGACGTGGTGTTCCTTTCGGCTGACCTTACTTGCGCCACCGACGGTTTTGGTCACGATGCGATTGCCTCGGTCGTACGAGGCTTGGGTCGTGCTGGTCTCCCAGCACATCTTTGCTCCGCCATGTCCGAGAGTCTGGGACTTGGGGAGGCACCGCATCTTGTCCGTTATCGTCTTTCGGCCCTCTCCTCTGAAGGGGCTGCTATTTGCCGAAAACGCTTTGGCGATCCAATGGTTGACAAGGAGGGTATGTATTGGGACGTCCCGAAGGTCCGGGGTTCTCTCATGGGAACCCCGTGTTCTTTCCTGGTCCTTTCCATACTTAACCATTGGATGAGCAAGTCGCTTGGTCCTCATCGCATCATCTGTGGTGATGACCTTGCTGCGGCCTGCTCTCGTCATAGCGTACGGGCCTACTCCAATAGGGCTAGAGGAGTAGGCTCGGAACTCCATGAGGGGAAGTCTTACAGGTCTAAGATAGGCTTCGTTTTCTGCGAAGCTTATGGGCTTCTTTCTCGTGACAAGAAGAGCCTGGTTTCCTTCAGACCACCTTCCCTCAAGGAGTTCGTTCGTAATGGTAATGGGGTTATGAGTCAGCATTCTGTAGACCCTTCTTCCTTCAACCGTCTTGCACGCTGTGCGAGGACAATTTACAAGTCTCAGAGACTTGTTGCAGTGAAGAAGAAGAGACCTCCAGAGCTCCCTGCTTCGCTGGGTGGCCTCGGCCACCCTTGCAAAGGACGTTTGCGCGTCCCTCGGTGGTGCAGGGCTGCTCTTTGGGAGTTGTATCTCTGCCAGAATTCTGACCATTCTGGCCCTCATAACCCAAGGGATTACATACGTACTCTTCAAGTTCCTGCTATTCCGGCGAACCGGGCTAGCTGGAGATCTTGTCACCAGAGAATAAAGGACTTTGTAGCCGACGTTACAGTTCCGTACGACCGTGTTTCTGCTGGTGACTCTCTTATCC